AAAAGAATATTTTGAACAGTTTGACTATGTGATTGGTGATGAAGCTCATTTATTCAAAGCACAATCACTTACTACAATTCTTACCTCTTGTATCAATGCCAAATACCGAATTGGTCTTACCGGCACACTTGATGGCACCAAAACACATAAACTAGTATTGGAAGGTTTATTTGGTCCAGTTAAAAAGGTAATTACTACAAGAGAGTTAATCGACAAAGATCAGGTATCAAACTTTGAAATTAAATGTTTGGTGTTAAAGCATTCGGATGAAATCTGTTTGAGAATGAAAGACAGCACCTATCCAGAAGAAATTCAATACCTGATTGCAAATGAGGCAAGAAATAAATTCATTAAGAATCTTGCAGTTAGCTTAGGAAAAAACACTTTGGTACTATATCAAATGGTTGACAAACATGGCAAAATACTGTATGATATGATTAAGAACACCGAGAAAATTGGTGAAAGAAAAGTGTTCTTTGTCCACGGAGGAACGGACACCGTAGATAGAGAAGAAATTAGAAGAATAATGGAGATTGAAAATGATGCGATTGTGGTGGCTTCTTTCGGTACTTTTAGCACCGGTATTAATATTCGTAATCTACACAATATTATTTTTGCTAGTCCTAGTAAGAGTAGAGTACGAAATCTTCAAAGTATTGGTCGGGGGTTACGACAATCTGAAGGTAAAGAAATAGCCACTTTGTATGATATTGCCGATGATATGCGGTATAAGAAACATATCAACTTTACCTTGCGGCATTTTGTGGAAAGAACCCGTATATATAATGAAGAGCAGTTTCCATTCAAGATGTATAAAATAGGACTAAAAAATGAATCTTAATATTAAAATAGTCAGATTACAGAATGGTGAAGATATTATGGGTAATGTTACTTCCCTTGATGTTGGTAAATTTAATGTTTCTGAACCTATGTCGGTTGGATTAGAATACCGTAATAAAGAAGCAGGACTAATAATGAATCATTGGTTGCCAGTACAACTTCTTAAAAAGAATGAAATCACCATAGAACAAAAAGATATTCTTGGAGTTTTGGAACCTAGTGAAGAATTCTGTGAATATTATTTAAATACTGTGGAAAAGATTAAAGAATTGCTTATTGCCAAGAACCTTGTGAATGATCTCGAAGAAGGTGAGATTGATGAAATAATGGAAGCTTATGAAGAACTTAAAATTTATGGAGATACATTACATTAGGATTGGTTATATCGTTTCAAACCGGGACATAGAGAATAATATACTCTTGTCAAGCGAAAGTCAAGCATTACTATGGTAAATATAATAATATGAAAGAAATAAAATGACAATACCAGTACCAGCAGCACCCGTACCTAAGAAAAAGACCAAACAGTATGTAAATAATTCAGACTTCCTTAAAGCACTAATGGATTATAAAGAAGGTTGTAAACTTGCCACGAAGAATAAAACAAAACCTCCTCCTATTCCTAATTACATTGGTGAGTGTTTTATGAAGATAGCAGAAGGGTTATCACACAAACCCAACTTCATTAACTATACTTACCGTGATGAAATGATGTCTGATGGTATTGAGAACTGCTTGATGTATTTTAATAATTTCAATCCAGAAAAGTCAAAGAATCCTTTTGCCTACTTTACCCAAATCATTTATTATGCCTTTCTCCGAAGAATACAAAAGGAAAAGAAACAAACCTATGTAAAATACAAAGCTACCGAACAGATGGGTATTTTAGATGAGTTTGAAATGTTAGAGTTGGAAGATGGTACCTCAATGCAATTTCAATTATATGATAATATTGCCGAGTTTATTGAGACCTATGAAACGGCAAAAGAGAATAAAAAAGCGGTAAAGAAGCCAAAAGGGATTGAAAAGTTCTTAGGAGAGTGATATAATGTATAAAGTTAAATATTATATTCAAAGTACTGCAATACGATTTAAATCTTTTGAAACCTTAACTGAAGCAACTGTATTTGCCAACAAACAACCTATTGAATCAATAATTGAGATAACACATTATGAAGGTAGCAATAATAACGGATCAACATTTTGGAGCGAGAAATGATTCAATTCATTTCTTAGACTTCTTTGAAAAGTTTTATGGAGGAACGTTCTTTCCTATTTTGGATGCTCAGTCCATTGATACTGTTCTCATTCTTGGAGATACTTTTGACCGTAGGAAATATATCAACTTCTACTCCTACAAAAGAACAAGGGAGATGTTTTTTGATAAGTTGGCAGCACGGAATATCAAAGTTTATATGCTTGCGGGCAACCACGACACCTATTTTAAAAACACCAACGAAGTAAACTCAGTTCGGTTATTATTACAAGAATACGATAATATTACCGTTATTGATGAACCACAAACCATTCATTTGGATTATGGTGATGTTAGTTCTGATGTGTGTATGATTCCTTGGATTTGTCCAGAAAATTATGAAAATAGTTTAATGGAGATTAAAAATACTTCAGCCAACATTTGCATGGGTCACTTTGAGATTGCTGGATTTGCCATGCATCGTGGTATGCCTTCACAAGAAGGATTAAGTCGTGAAATATTTAAGAAATTTGAAAGTGTATTTTCGGGTCATTATCATCATCGTTCAACTCAAGATAATATCCGTTACCTCGGCAATCCTTACGAGCTCACTTGGCAGGATTACAATGATCCGAGGGGTTTTCATTTGTTTGATATTAATACTCTTGATTTGGAATTTATTGAAAACCCCAATGTAATGTTTCACCGTATCATATATGATGATAAAGAAAACAGTATTACCGAAATTAATGAAAAAAATTTAACCAAGTATACCGGTACCTATGTAAAGGTTGTGGTACTTAACAAGACCAATCCCTATCTGTTTGATAAGTTCATGAGTAACTTATATAATGTTAATCCACTTGATGTTACCATTGCCGAGGACTTTACTGACTTGACAGAAGGTGTAGAAGATGATATGATTGACCAAGCGCAGGACACCTTAACTATAATTAATACTTTTGTTGAAGGTATTAAAGAAGATCATATTGATAATGAAAAACTCAAATCGGTTCTTAAAGAACTGTATGTTGAGGCACTAAACCAAGAACAGGCATGATTATATTCCAAAAAGTCCGGTGGCGCAACTTTCTATCCACCGGAACAAGTTTTACAGAAATTAACTTTACAAAATCATCAAACACACTCATCATTGGCAATAATGGTGCAGGTAAATCCACTATTTTGGATGCCTTGTGTTTTGGTCTTTTTGGTAAACCGTTCCGTAAAATAAACAAACCACAATTATTAAACTCCATCAATCAACAGGCCGCAGTCGTTGAGATTGAATTTTCCATTGGTAAGAAATACTATAAGGTTATTCGTGGTATTAAACCCAATGTGTTTGAGATTTATTGTAATGATGTGTTGATGAATCAAGATGCAGCTGCTCGTGATTACCAAGAGGTATTAGAAAAGAACATTCTCAAATTGAGTTTTAAATCCTTTACTCAAGTGGTTATTTTAGGTTCGGCATCATTTGTTCCATTCATGCAGTTATCTCCTTCCGATAGACGAAACATCATCGAAGATTTGTTAGACATTGGTATTTTCTCCTCAATGAACGGCCTTGTCAAAGAGAAAATGACGGAGATTAAAGATACCACATCCAAAACAAAATATGAAATGGATTTGACTTCTGAAAGAATTAACTTCCAGAAGCAAAGTATTGAGGATCATAAGAATCGTAATGATGAGGAAATTGAAAAGAAAAAGAATGAGATTAAACAATCAATTGACCAAACATTTACTTTACAAAGAGATATTGAATTAATCCAAAAACACATTGATGTTTTGAATTCCAAGATTAATGATAAACTGGCAACTGAAAAGAAAAGTTCCAAGTTATTACAATTGGAATCCAAATTAGAATCCCGTTTGAAAAAACTTGAAAAAGAGGAAAAGTTCTATGAAGAAAACCATGACTGCCCAACCTGCAAACAAGGTATCGCTGACACTTTCAGACGTAGCCAACTTAGTGGAATCAATCAAACAAAGGGAGAAGTTGGAGTTGCAGTTAAAGACATCGAAACTCAAATCCAAAAGGCTAATGACCGGATCCAAGAAATCCAAAAGATAGTCAAACACATACAAGAACACAATAATGAAATTGTTAAACACAATTCAACCATAACAGCAGTACATACTTTTATTTCTAAACTTCAAAGAGAAATTGAAGCTTTATCTGCACATAAGGATTCACTTGAAGTCGATAATGCAAAACTTAAAGAACTTAAAGCAGAATTGACTGTGTTGTTAGAAAAGCAACAATTGTTGGCAACCGAGAAACAGTATTATGAGTTTGCCGGCAATCTATTAAAAGATACAGGTATTAAAACCAAGATTATTCGTCAATACTTACCTATTATGAATAAGTTGATTAACAAGTACCTGACTGCAATGGATTTCTTTGTAAACTTTAATATCAATGAGTCATTTGAAGAAACCATTAAGAGTAGACACCGTGATGAATTTAGTTATTCAAACTTTTCTGAAGGTGAGAAAATGCGGATAGATTTGGCATTATTATTTACATGGCGCCAGATAGCAAAGTTAAAGAACTCAACAAATACCAACTTGTTAATTTTGGATGAAGTGTTTGATTCTTCATTAGATGGTGTTGGTACCGATGAATTTTTAAAACTGATTCATGAAATGGGAGCTGACACAAATATCTTTGTTATTTCACATAAAGGTGACCAGTTATTTGATAAATTCAGAAGCATAATTAAATTTGAGAAGTATAACAATTTTAGTAGGATAGCAAAATGAGTGATTTGATTACATTTAATACAGAAGATGCCTTACAACCAAAAGGAATAGTTCCACAACAAGTACCCATTTTTAATTTGGTATCAGAAGAACATTCAATCCTAAGAGAAGTAATGCCTGAATTTGATTTTGATAAACCACCGGTAAATCCAAACCAGTTTGCTTCTTCCTTGGTAGAGACCTGTAAGATGCATCACGGATATGGACTATCTGCAAATCAATGTGGATTCAAATATCGTGTGTTTGTAATGGGTGCTGAAGATAACTATGTGGCATTCTTTAATCCTAGTATTGTACTAAAATCGAAAGCAGAAGTGCATATGGTAGAAGGTTGCCTTTCATTTCCATTTTTAGGATTAAGAATTACACGACCAGAAGAAATTTCGGTAACATACCAAGATTTTAACGGAGAGTGGAAACAAACCACACTTATTGGTATATCTGCTCGTTGTTTCCAACATGAATTGGATCACATGAACGGAATTGTTTATACCGACAAAGCAAAGCCTTTGGCTCTACAACAAGGCATGAAGAAACGCAATAAGATATTAAAGAAAATTAGATTGAAGTAATTCTTGATTGGTAAATAGGATCCCAAGTAAAGTTTTCAATACCATATTTTCGTAGTGATTGGTAAATATATTGATTTCGGTCTTTGGTGTGATATATGTGACCTTTTTTTCTATTTGGCCATTTTGAATCATATCCAATATAAACCTTACCATTTAAGTTATTGACAATCCTGTAGATAGTGTGTATAATCATATGTATATTTATATAGAAAGTATTAAAATAATGGCAACACCTCCAGAATTTGTAGAAAAACAATGGTTAGAATGGAAAGAATCCAATCCTACAGAGAAGTTCAAACACATCGATAAAGAAGAACTTACCGAAATTGTTATCAAAGATTTAACTTATGCTTCACAAATGGATGTTCGTGAATATACTTTATACCAAAAATGGTGTGAAG